GAGGCTATGGAGGCTGTTCGTAAAGAAATGGATCCAGATCAAATATCAGATGAATTTGCAGACATTATTATTCGCACTCTTGATTTATACGCAGGCATGGTAGAAGCAGGGTATGTTAAAAAATCTCTTGACTATGCTATTAAAGAAAAGATGGAAAGAAATACACACAGACCAAAGAAGCACGGAGTAAGATTCTAATGACAGTAACGGTAGAAGATGTATTGGCACAACTTAATCCAAAATTACGAAAAGGCGTAATGATTGGAGATACAGTACCAGAAACACAATATGCATCAACACCTAGTTTTGGGTTAAACAGGGCACTAAATGGTGGACTGCCATATGGAAGACAAGTTCTTATTTGGGGATCTAAGTCATCTGCAAAGTCGTCTCTATGTCTACAAATGATTGCAGAGGCACAAAAAGAAGGAAAGATTTGTGCTTGGATAGACGCAGAAATGTCATACGATAAAGAGTGGGCTACTAGACTTGGAGTCGATACATCAAAACTAATAGTTACACAAACAAGAACAATTAATGAAATGGTAGATGTGGGTGTACAATTGATGGAGGCAGGAGTAGATTTAATTGTAGTGGACTCAATTACTTCTCTTCTTCCAGCAATTTATTTTGAAAAGGATTCTGATGAACTCAAACAACTTGAAAATACAAAACAAATTGGAGCAGAATCTAGAGACTTTAGCAATGCATGGAAAATGCTTAACTATGCTAACAATAAAGTTAAGCCTACTCTTCTTGTCCTTATTAGTCAGTCTCGTAATAATATTAGTGCTATGTATACTAGTCAGCAGCCTACTGGTGGTCAGGCTACTAAGTTTTATTCCTCTACAGTTATTAAATTATTTTCGTCAGAATCAGATAACCAAGCAATTAAGGGAAAGATAAATGTCGGAGATAAACTCATTGAAGAAAAAATTGGTAGAAAGGTTCGTTGGGAGTTACAGTTTTCTAAAACATCTCCTGCTTTCCAAAGTGGCGAATATGATTTTTATTTTAGAGGCGATAATTTGGGCGTTGATGGGGTCGCTGATCTTGTTGACACTGCTGAGTTGATGGGTATTGTAGAGCGCACAGGCGCATGGTATTTATTGCCCGACGGTACAAAAGTTCAAGGTAGAGAAGGTTTTGTAAATAGAGTAAGAGAGGATCTTGATCTACAAAATATGATTAAGACTAAGGTTAGTGGCTAAATATACTATCTATGAGGGTAAGTTTCCTTGTAAAACGTGTAAGGAAGAAGTAAGAACAATTAGGCTTTATGCAGAAACAGGAATGGCAACATGGATGTGTTCAGAAAAACATTTATCAGAATCTCAACTATTCCATGTTGGATACAAAAAGAAAAAGGACTATGAGCGAGAAAAGCGAAAGTAAAAGAATTGGTGCCAAACAGCACAAGAATTCTGGTAGAAATACCAAGAAGGGTGATGCTACTTGGGAAAATTTTACTGTAGATTTTAAGGAGAACTCAAAATCTTTTACGCTTAATCAAGATGTGTGGGCTAAGGCTACTACAGATGCTATACGAAATGGTAATGATCCAGCCATTGTAGTCGTACTTGGCGAGGGTAACAAGAAGATCAGGCTTGCTATAATAGAGTTAGAACTACTAGAACAGATGGTGAACAATGGAACAGAATAAAACAACAATAGAAATGATTAATGGCTTATCAGAAATAGCAGAATATATGCAGGATGAAGACCTTAATACAGCACTAACATTTATTGCCAAGGTAATAATCAAGCCTGATATTCCCATGAATGTGGCTACACTAGAGATAGTTAGACTACAGGCTATTGCAGCAAAGATGGCATTTAAAGCAACGTGGATGGCTAATGTGGATAAGTCAGACAGGGGAAAGAAAAATATTTATTACACTGCAGCAGAATCTATAAATAACCTTGTCTCTGCTCTCAAATATATCACAAGATGACTAGTGGTATAATTATATAAAACAAGGGAACTTTATGACAAAAAATTTAATGAAGCAAGTTATGCTTAAAGAGTCAAAAAAGAAAGATGCTGTTTCAGCACAAGATACTTCTTTTATTGACGGATTGATTGAAAAAATACAATCTGGTTATACTATAAAACTAAAACCAAAATTTACAAAAAAGCAATCTTTTAGCCCATCTACCCTAACTTATGGTGCTGGAGAATGTCCTAGATTTTGGTACTTAGCATTTGATGGCGCTAACTGGTTTGATAATGCTGACGCATATGGTGTAGCAAATAGAACTTCTGGAACGCTAAGTCATGACAGAATTCAAGATGCAATAATGGATGCAGGAATACTCGACGAAACAATGGAGTTTGATGCAGAACCAAGTAAATATAAAAAGCAAAAGCATCCAGCAATGGAATTTAAAATAACGTATGATGATCCACCAATTTCTGGATATGGGGATGTCATGCTTGCTTATAATGATAATAAGATTTTAGGCGAAATAAAAACAATGCCTAATGAAGGGTTTGAATATAAGAAGGCAAGCAAGAAGCCAAAGACTGGACATTTGATGCAACTTCTTATATATATGAAAATAAAAAAGATGGATAAAGGTGTTTTAATTTATGAAAATAAAAATAATCATGAGTTATTAACTTTGCCCGTAGTAGTAAGCGATCATTACCGTCGGTGGGTAGACCAGGCTTTTGATTGGATGAAAACTGTGAGAAAGGCTTGGGTAGACCGAACTATTCCACAAAAAACGTATAGATCAAATTCTAAAATTTGTAAAGCGTGTCCAATTCAAAAAGCATGTGCTGAAGCAGAGACAGGGGTAATTAAAATTAAACCTCTGGAGTTGCTAGAAGATGAAGCATTGTAGTTGGTGCGACCAAGAATTTAAATCAAATATATCTTACCAAATATACTGCTCTATTGAATGTAGAGATGAGGCAACAAAACAAAAAATTGCCACAAGGTATATGATTACAAGAAGACAAAAAAGAAAAGGTAAGGATAGGCGGTGTAAGTCTTGTAAGCAGGTGTTATCAATATATAATGATGACACACTCTGTGGACTTTGTCAGGTTAATCCTAAAGATGTTGACAAAGCACTAAAAGACATAAAGGGCAGGATGAATGAAAAGAGATAATCCAAAAATTATTTGTGCTATTGATGCTAGTACAACCAGTCTTGCTTTTGCCTTGTTTAATACAGAACAAAAAACTTTAAATGCCGTAGGAAAGATTAACTTTGAAGGAAAAAGTATTTATGAAAAGGTCATGGATGCTGGGAAAAAAACAAAAGCCTTCCTCGACTATTATGGTGGTTTTGAAGGCATTGTGATTGAGCATACAGTCTTTATGAATAGCCCCAAAACTGCTGCAGATCTTGCACTGGTTCAGGGTGCGATTTTGGGTGCTGCTGGTCAATCTGGAACAACAGTTATAGGAAAGGTTTCTCCAATAACTTGGCAAAACTTTATTGGTAATAAAAAGTTAACAAAGGACGAGCAACTACTTATTAGAAGTCAAAATCCCAACAAATCTGTTTCCTGGTATAAGGGGTATGAGCGTGGTATTAGAAAACAAAGAACTATTAAGTTTATTAATGTAAACTATGACAGGAATCTGGAGGATAACGATATCGCAGATGCTTGTGGTATTGGTCATTGGGCCCTGCATAATTGGGATAAGGCAGTGGGGGTTGACAAATAGGGTCATGGGTGCTAAACTATATACAAGTGAAACTTGGCTTCGTAAGAGATATCTTATGGACAAAAAGTCTCCTCAAGAAATAGCAAAAGAATGTGGGGCAAGCGTAGAGACAATCTATGTTTATCTTGCTAAGTTTGGGCTAAGAAAGAGTAAGCGATGACAGAAAAGTTTAATATTACGGTAGACCAGGTAAATCATCCTGAGCATTATACTAGTGATCCATCTGGCATCGAGTGCATACAAATTACTCGCCACAGAAATTTTAACATTGGAAATGCTTTTAAATATTTGTGGAGAGCAGGATTAAAAAATGAGTCTACACATATAGAGGATTTAAAGAAAGCAATATTCTACATACAGGATGAAATTAAAAGATTAGAAGGACACTATGACAAGCCCTGAAGAAGATTTAGTTAAACATTTAGATCAGGTCAATGTGGTTGTAGGAGAATATCTAAAAGGTAATGATCCAACCAAAATATCTAAAGAACTTGCTATTCCACGACAAACTGTAGTAAATTATATTAATGAGTGGAAGGTAATGGCTTCTGCTAATGATGCAATTCGTGCTCGTGCAAAAGAGGCATTAGCAGCAGCAGATACGCATTACAGCAAACTAATATCAAAATCATACGAAGTTATTGATGAAGCAAGTATGACAAATAACCTTAGTGCTAAAACGCAAGCAATTAAACTTGTAATGGACATCGAGTCAAAAAGAATTGATATGCTACAAAAAGCAGGTCTTTTAGAAAATAAAGAATTAGCAGAAGAAATGGTTCAGATAGAGCGCAGACAAGAAGTTCTTATGGGAATTTTAAGGGACATAGCATCTG